GGCCGAAGGGTCGAACTTCGGCACGGTGCGGTACGCCATAGAGCCTCCTCTGGACTACGCAATCGCGGTGGTGAAGAAGTACCCGAGTTCGGGCGCCACCAGCTTGGTGTCGAAGGCCATCTCGATCTCGACGATGTCGCTGGCGATGATCTCCCAGCGGTACCGCTTGATCCGGTTACCTTCGTTCCCAGCGCCGAGGTATCCGGTCCAGGAGAAGGTGTACGCAGCGGACGGAGTGAGCAGGCCGGGGCTGGGCGCGACGTTGCAGAGCAGCGCGCTCTTGCCGCCAATGAAGGAGTGCGCTGCGGTCTGACCTTCAGCCGCCGTGTTCTCGATACTGCCCATCACGAGAATGCGGTCCAGTTCGAGAATCGCGGCCAGCGCTTCGCGGCTCACCGTGGCGGGACGGCCCGCCGTCTGGCCGTACTTCACGCGGTCCACCAGATCCGGATGATCGACCAGCTTCAACCACACCGGTTCGGACAGCACCAGCGTGTTGGCGGGGTAGCCGGTAGCCTGCTTGATGGCGAGTTTGCCGGCGCGAACATCTTCGATGGGAGTCGATGCGCCATCGTTCCATTGCAGAAACTGGCTACCACTCGGGCCGGATGCGACGCCGGTTATGTCGGTTCCCCATTTGCCTGTCGTGAACAGGTTGGCGGCGAAGATCTTCTCGCGCCGAATGAGAGCCTGCTGTGACAGGAACTCGGTCGCATCGCGATCCATGTTGAGGACCGCATCGGCGTTCCCGCGCAACTGATCGGGAATCGGCTTCGCCTCGGCCCACACATCGGCGAAGTAAGTCGGCGTGTTGTCGAGGCGGTAGCCGACGCTTGCGGCCGGAGTGCCGGGCGCGCGGCGTTGCATTTGATCGCGGAAGAAATCGCCGCGATTGTAGACGTAGTAGCGGTCGCTCTGCTTGGTCACCGGGATGATGGGGCAGACTTGCGCGGCCACAAACTCCGTCTGGTTCTGGAGATACGCGATGCTGATTTGCGTCAGCGGCGTATTGACGTGGACGTCACCGGGAGTCGGGGTATACATGGTTGTTCATTGCTCCTTTTCTGAGTTGCCTGCTACCGCATCAGGATCAGCAGCGCCGGGACGATGTCGCCCGCCGCGCCCGCTGCTGCCAGCGCCTTGGCTACGATCTTTCCCGAGGATTGGGTGATCGCTTTTCCATTGCTGTCCACTTCGAGCAGCGCGCCATTGGCGAAAGACGCGCCTGCCATCACTCGCGCGATTTGACCGGGGAAGGACGCCAGTCCGCAGGGGCGACCCTGCGCGCTGGGACCGAGTGCGATGACGCCATCCGACGCGAGGCCCGCGCCGGTTACCGCCACCTGCCCGCTCGCGTTGATCGTCCCGAACAGAAACTGCTTCGTGGACAGGTCGGCGCTCGCCGGGACCGAGATCGTTTGCAAATTGACTTCGAAAGCCATGATCGATTGCTCCTTTTCGGTTGGATTGGCTCGCCGCCCTAATTGGCCCGCACCGGGGCAGACTTCTCAGCGAGGTACTGCTGGTAAAGCTCGGGGTGGAGTTTCATGGCCTCCACGTAAGCCTGCGCAAACGGAATGTTGCGGCTGGCGGCGAGTTGCTGCGCGGCGGCGTTCAACTGCGCTTCCGCGCCGGTCGGGCTGCCCTGGACGTGTGACTGAATCGCCGTGCGTTGCGATTCCTGCGCCTTGAGCGAAAGCAGGTGCTCGCGGACTTGGGCGACCGTCTTCTTGCTGGCGATCAACTCCGCGACCAATTCGGGATGGCCCGAGAGAGTGCAGAGCACCGCGATCTCTTCGTACTCCGCGCGCAAGCGGGTTTCGATTGCGGCGGCGTCAACCACCGGCAGGGCTGCGGCTGGAGCAGGCGCTTCCGGGAGTTTCACTTCGGCGGACACCAGCGGTACAGCGGGCGCGTCTGCCGTTTTCGTTTCGACTTGCTGACTCATCGTTGTTTCTCCTTTGGGAATCTGCGTTGCGGTAGACGCCGCTACGCGAACTTGTTTTCGCGCCGTCGCCGCTTCGAGAACGGCATTTAGCGCATCGTTAAAAGTTCCGACCTGATCGGCGAAGCCAGCGCTGATGGCCTTCTCCGCGTAACAGAGGCCCGCCTCTGTGTTCCGGACCAGCGCCGGTTTCATCTCCCGGTTGCGCGCGACGGTGCCGACGAACGTGTCGTAGAGCCGGTCGATCTCGGCCTGCAGTTCGTCCTTGGCCGAACCGGACAGCGGCTCGTGTGGGTTGAAATCGTTCTTCCTGGCCCCCGCAAAAATTGCGGTGTACTTCCTGCCGGTCTTTTCATCGAAGCCCGACTGATCCAGGTGCAATGCGATCACGCCGACGCTGCCCACGCCGCCGGTGCGGGTTACGAACAGGCGTTGCGCGCTACTGGCGATGGCATACGCTGCCGAGAACGCGTCGTCGTCTGCGATGGCGAAGCACGGCTTTTCCGCGCGCGCGTTGTAGATCTCATCCGCGAGGTCGAACAGACCGCCGACTTCGCCGCCTGGCGAGTCCACATCGAGGAGGATGCCTTGAATTCGCGGATCGCCAATTGCGTCCTGGAAGTTGGCACGGATGCTCTCGTAAGATTGAAGTCCGGACGCCGAATCGAGCCAACTGGCCTTCTTGACGAGTGTCCCGGAGACGCCGATAACTGCGATGCCCTCCGGAGTCACCAGATACGGCTTCTGACTCCGGGCCATCTCATCGGGATCGTCCTCCTCGTCCGCCGGCATTCGCGCGACCACCGGCGCGCCCAGCCCCTCGATCTCGATCTCCGCTTGGCGCAGGCCAAGACGCGGCCCGATGGCTTGCAGGATGACGCTCAACTTCTGCGGCTGGATCAGCAGTGGAACGCCGAAGACCCGTCCCGCTAGGTGCGGGAGATAGTTCGCTTTCATTTCTTAGGCTCCTTGCGCTTCGGCTTGGGCGGTTCCGGTTTCGGATCGGCGGGCGCGCTGCTCTCTTGGCCATCGCCGCCGTCGCCCGTTTCAAGCACATTCGCCGCCTGGCCACGCGCGTCTGTTTTCCTCGGATCGGAGTCGAGCACCAAGCCCAGCCGGTCCGCACGTTCGTTGTCGCGGGCGATCTGTGCGTCGACCTCTTCCTCATCCAGCCCGGTTTCGTTGACGGACATGCTCCGCGCCTTCAGGCCAGCCCGGATCGCCATGATCTCGGCCCTGACGTCCTTCTCCGGATCGACCCAGGCCCACTTCGGCGTGTGCCATTCGACCGCCAGGTAATCGTCGCGATTTCGCTGATAATCACGGGCGTCGAGTTTGCCGGCCAGGACTGCCTGCTCTACAAACGCGCGCCAGGTGGGACGGCAGAACTGGTAGATGAAAACACCAAACTGGATCTGCTCACACAGCCTCCGGAACGAGAGAATGCCAGCCCGGATCGATGAGTAGCTCGTCTTGGACAGATCGCCAGTGAGCATGTCGTACGGCAGACCCAGCCCAGCCGCGATCCGGAGCAACTGGATTCGTTCGAAGGACTCGTAGTTCCCGCCCACATCGGCGGGCTCGCTGAACTTCACATCCTCACCGGGCTCCAACTCGGTCATGGTGCCCGCTTCGAGCTGAGCCACCGCAACTCCCGGACCGCCCGGACTCGCCGCGCCCCCGGCGTCCGGCGCTTCCTGTGGGGTGGCGTTCGGGAAGAACGCATCGTCGGGATTCTGGCGAGTGATGAAGCCCATCATCATCGCGGCGAACTTCTTCCGCAGCAGTTCAGCGTCGTCGTACTGATCCAGTTCCCACAGCCGCACCAGCGCGTTCGCCATCCACGGGACTCCCCGCAATTGGCCGGGCCGGAGCGACCTGAACAGGTGCATAACCTCCGAGGCCGGAACCCGCATGAGTTCCAGATCGGTGGGGAAGAAGATCCTCTCGCCCGGATGCTGCTTGTAGAAGTAGTAGGCCGTGCGGCGGCCGGACGGATCGAACTCGATGGACGCGCGCACGACGTTTCCCTGCGGCGTGTTCGGCGTGGGCCGTGCCAGGTAGAACGGCAACTGCTCCGCCTCGAGCAACTGGAACTGAAGCGGCACGCTCAAACCCTCGCGAAGATCGCGGTCGTGCCTGCGCGCGAAGCACTCGCCGCCTTCGACCATCGACCGGAACGCGAGAGCCTGAAGACCGTAGATGTCGGTCATCCCGGCAGCGTCCGCTTCATTTGCCCAGAGAGACCAGAGAGCCTGGAGCTTCTCTTTCACCGCCAGAGTCGGGTGCATCGACTGCGGCTTGATGCCAGTGCCGATGGCGTTGCATACCCACTCGTCCACCGCCTTCGATGCCCACCCGTCCTTGCGGACGATGTCGCGGGAACGCGCCACCAACTGATCCGCGCTCTGATACCAGACGGAGTTGATGGCGTCGCGGGTCGTAACCCAGGTGCCCAGCCGCCGTCCAGTAGTCGCACCTTCGTATGGCGCACCACTGGCGCGCCGAGTGGGAGGCTGTGGAGACGCACCACTCCCGCCCCGCTTGAAGCGGGTCAAAAATGAACTCAGGTTGAACACGAGTTAGAAGCCCTTGCTCCCTGACAGTTGGTACTGCCGAACGCGCTTACCGGACTGCACGTTCAGCGAGTTCTGCACGACCGAGATGGCGCGCTGCAATTCCTGGACGGAACGGTACGTCATGCTGCGTCCCTCGAAAGTGACCGTCAAGGTGCCGGAGGCCAGCGCTTCGTGCAGGGCATCCAAATGACTCTGTGTGTACGCCATCGTTTCCTCTCAGAACCGGCCCCACGTCCGTCTCCGAGCAGGGCGGGGTTGCGGGCGCGATCCGGCTGGCGCGGCCGGAGCAGCCGAAGACGGTGTCTCCGGAGTCTTCGGCACTCCCATCCGGTCTTCGATTGCCTGCCAGTGTTTCTCCTGGTAACGATCCAACCCGATCCGACTCGCCGCCGCGCGCGCGTAGACCCGGCAATCCAGCGCCTCGTTGCGTTCGCGCATCTTCTGCCACTCGTGCCGCCGGTAGCCCTTCACGATCTTTGTGACCAGTTGCTCGGCGGTGATCTGCTTGAAGTACTCTTCGCTGTATCTCGGAAAGTGGCAGTAGCCAGGCGGGAAAGAAACACCCTTCTCCATGTCCTCATCAGTTGGCCGCTCCAGGCGCAGCCAGCGGTACAACTCTTCTTTCGCCATGCCGGAGTTGACCGGCCACACCTTGACGCCGCGCTTGATCTTCGCGCCGAGGGGTCCAATTTCAATCGGCGCTGGGTTGCCCAGGAGCGCAGCGGCGCGCGAGTCGCCCTTGATCACGACCACGCGATGGCCCTGTTTCCTGGCCCATGTGTAGACCTCCGTCGCGGCGTACCCGGAATCGACCGCGAGTTGTGTAATCGGCACTTCGAGGCCGCTGGCACTCGTGAACGTTTCATTCAGCAGCCCGGTGAGTGTGTCCCACACCTGCGGGCGCGATGTGTCGCCCTCGATCACGCGGTAGTCGACGGACCACGATTCTTTCCCACGTCCCCACGCTACGACTTCGACTTCGATGCGGTCCTTCTGAACGTCCGCACCGGCTGTCAGGAAAAGACCTCCGCGCGGGATGATGCCGGTCTTGTACTCCTCGCGCCGGTCGTAGAGCGGCTTCCAGTCTGGCGCTTCGCCCAGCAGCGTCCACGTCTCGCCGAGCACCGTGTTGACGAAAACCTGAAGCAGCGATGAATTCTTCTGCGCCTGCTCGAACTGCTTTGCGGCGTCACCCCACGAGAACCAACCGACCGGGCTGTACAGGCTGGAGATGTGGAAGCCCGCCGTCCTGCCATCGCCCTTGGCTCCGGCGCGCCACTCGCCGCGTGCCAGCATCGACTGCTTCTGGTGGTTGCGAATCTCCTGACCGCAGTGCTCGCAAACGTAAGCCGCACTTTGCGGATCACCCTTCGGCCACCGGAGTTGCGCAAATTTCAGGATCTGGAACTCGCGGCACGTGGGACACGGCACCCAATACTTTCGCTGGTCGCTCTCTTCATACGCCGCCTCGATCCGGCTCATGCCCGTGATCTTCGGCGTCGATACCAGAAACACTTTGCGGCGCGCGAATGTCCGGGTGCGCGCCATCGCCAGCGTAATCGGGTCGCCCTCGCCCTCTACATCGCCGGGATAGGCGTCCACCTCGTCGAGGAACAGATACCGCGCCGCCATCGACCGTAGGCCGACCGCGCTGTTCGCGCCGGTCATCACCAGCACGCCGCCGGGAAAATCCTTCGACAGAACCGTATTGCCGGAGTCGCGCGACCTCGGATCACGAACGAGCTTCCGCAGGACTTCCGACTCCTCGATCAGCGGCTCGATTCGCTGCTTCGAGTTGCGCTTGGCCATCTCGACCGTCGGCTGCACCGACATCATCGGGCCAGGCGCCTGATGGATGACGTATCCCATCCAGTTGTTACCGCACTCCGTGCCGCCGATCTGCGCACCTTTCATGAACGCCACGCGCTCAATTAAAGAAGACGGCGAAAGGCAGTCCATGATCTCGCGCAGGTACGGTGTCCGTTCCGTGCGCCAGCGTCCGTGCTCTGCGGACGCCCGCTGCGACAGCCAGCGGTACCGGTCGGCCCACTGCGAGATCGTGAGCAGCGGGTCCGGTCGCGCGCCGGCCGCGGCTGCTGCATCGTAGATCTCTTCAGCCGTTAGATTCGTCGGCAAAATCATTCAGAGCTTTCCGGATTTCTGTGGTCAGGAGCGCATGCACTGTGGCCTCTACGGTTTCGGCGGCAAGCATCGCCGCCAGCCGGTCAGGGATGTTGATCATGGCGTCGCGAAACTGGCGGAACTTGTTGAAGGCGGCGACCTGGACCTGTTCGCCTGAGACGAGCTTCGCGATCCGTTCCTCGTAATCGATCTTGGCGAGGCGCGCCTGATAGTGCTCGCGCACCGCCCGCGCCTTCGTATACTGCGACGCGCCGAATACCTCCCCGTCCTCCTCCGGTTGGCCACGCCGGTCAACGGGTGGCGCTTGTGTTTGGGTGTTGCGCGCCCACTCCGCGTCGGCACTTTCAGAATCGATCTGGCCGTTAGGCAACGTGTGGATGCGGCCGCTCCCGATAGCCTTCTGGACAGTGCTGGCCGAGACTCCGCGGTGGCGGGCGTAGGCCCGTTGGCTCATGACTGGCATGTGTTTATTCCCGAGAAAAGCCCTTGCCTTCCGAGGCCACCGGAGTGATGAATCGTCATGCGCGGATCAACCGCCGAAAGGATAAAGACCTCGATGAAGAACGCAGAAGCTAGCACGACCACAGAATCCGCCGCCGTTGCGGAACAGGGCGCGCACGTCGCGCCGGAGAAGGCCGCCTCGAAGAAGGCTGCCAGCCAGAAGAAGGGCGCGCCCAAGGCCAACAAGGGCGCGAAGAAAGCTGCCACGCAGGCCAAGGCCGCCCCGAAGAAGCAGGCCAAGGAAAAGATCGCCAGCAAGAGCGCCGCCAAAGTGAAGGAGGCTAAGGTGCCGCGCGAGTTCTCGAAAAAGAACATCGTCCTCGAACTCCTGCGCCGAAAGGAGGGCGCGACGATGGCCGAGATCGCCAAGGCCACCGACTGGCAGAACCACAGCATCCGGGGCTTCATCAGCGGAAACCTCACGAAGAAAATGGGTCTCACGGTCGAGTCCACCAAGAACGAGGCTGGCGAGCGGACCTACAAGATCGCCAAGTAGGAACGCCTGCCTCCCAATCAGCCGCCTGGAAACGGGCGGCTTTTTTACGGCACGTCGCGATTATTGACTTGCCTTCAGGTCGCACCGGAGTGATGAATCGTCATGTCATGAAAACCACCACCAAGAAGCAGAACCAGTACAACGGATTCGCGGTCGAGATTACCGACGCCACCGACCTGGGCCTTGCGATGTTGATCGCCGAGTCCGAAGACGGCCAGTACGAGCCGGTCGCCGTAGTCGCCAACGTGGGCGAGGCCCGAGAGATCGCCAGCGACGACATGGCCTCCCGGATGCGCCGCCTGGAGCACGGCGAATCGCCGCTTTGCCCGTACGTCTACAGAGTGTGGGCGCGCGGAATCGACGGCGAACACCGGATCGCTTGCGAGATCAAGGACGCCACTCGGACCACCAAGCGCTAATTAACCGCCTCCACGCCGCCGCCGGGTTCAATGATCCGGCGGCGGTCCTGCTTCGGCTCCCTCAAGAATCCGCAGTTCCGCCGACCAGTCCGATAGCGCCAAGCAGAGGCCCGCGACGTCCGGATGGCCAGCCAGCAGCAACGCCTCGACGGCCACGATTTCCGCACGGCACCTCTCCACTTCACGCCGCCACTGCGTTTCGCTCGCTCGCGACCGCGCTATAGCTTCTCCCATCGGCTTCAAGCTTCGCTTCCTGCCCCGTGAATTCCTGCCAGCGCCGGACGATCACGTCGCAGTACTTGGGCTCCAGCTCAATCAGCCGCGCTTGCCGTCCGGTCTTCTGGCATGCGATCAGCGTCGTTCCCGACCCACCGAAGGGATCGAGGATCGTATCGCGCGTCTTGCTGCTGTTCCGGAGCGCGCGCTCGACGAGTTCCACCGGCTTCATGGTCGGGTGCTCCAGATTCGCCATGGGCCGCTTGATGAACCACACGTCGCCCTGATTCCGGTCGCCGCACCAGAAGTGCTGCGTCCCGTCGCGCCAGCCATAAAGGATCGGCTCATACATCCGCTGGTAGTCCGACCGCCCCAATGTGAAATGGTGCTTGGCCCAGATCACGAAGGTGGACCAGTGTCCTCCGGCATCGGTGAACGCCCGAAAAAGCGTGTGCAACTCCGACGAGGACATGCACATGTAGATCGCGCCCTTCGTCATCGCGAGCATGTTGGCCGAGGCATCGCGCAGGAACTCATAAAACTTGCCGCCGAGAGCATCGTTGTCGATGGTGAGCTTCTTCGCCGTCTTCCCTTCATAGGCGACGTTGTACGGTGGATCGGTGATCGCCATGTCAGCGAGCCCGCCAGCCAAGACTTTTTCAATGTCGCCCATCTGAGTGGCGTCCCCGCAAAGCAATC